ACGTAATCCAAATACATTACCAGATCCATTATTTGATTTTAAACAAGGCACAAGTATTAGATTACCGCAATTAACGGTATTAAAAGAAGCATTGGGATTCTAAAATGGATGTAAATGTTGCACCAGGATTTCCATTAACAGGCACAGACAAAGAAGCAGCCGAAAAATCTATTGGTGATACTACTGGAATGAGTGATCAAGAAATAAAAGATGCTATTATAGATTATATGGATAATCTTCCAAAAAATAATGCTGGTAGGATAGTTCGTGAAAATCAAAAAGGAAGAGTAGAAACAGCAACTACACAAACACCGCAACCATTAGTTGAAGATTGGATGCAAGAAGCATATGGCGGAAGCGGTGATGTGTATGATAATTTAACACAAAATAAAAAAACAGGTAGATTATCATCGAATGCATCAGTTCCAAATACACAAAATACGGCACCAAATGCATCTAGATCTAATATAAATGGTCCTGGATCAAGTAATATAGGGACAGAATCGCAAACTAAAAGCAATAAAGAAGAAAGTATTACAACTACTGATGATAACACTAATAGTAACGTAAAAATTGCATCAGAATTCAAACAAAATATTACAGCAAAAGAAAATCCATTTAAGAAATTTGGATCATATACATATTCAGTTAGTGTTTATATTCTAGGACAACAAGAATACGCAGAAATGATATCGTCGGGTAAAAAATCAGTTAATGGATATACTTTATTAATGCAAAGTGCAGGTATTAATAATGAAGCTACTGTAGATAATAATGTACACCAATTTGCTAAACGAAGTAAATTTTTCCCATTGGATTTTTATATAGATGATATTGAATTTAAAGGATTAATTTCAGGACATAGCACAAGATCAGCACATAATGATTTTGCTTTATCATTTAAAGTTACAGAACCAAATGGGTTAAGTTTTTTGGATAATTTATATCATGCAATACAAGAATATAATGCTGATAAGAAAATAAGTAATCAAGAAATAAATTATGCTGCACAAAACTTCTTGATGGTAGTTCGTTTTTATGGTTATGATCAAGAAGGTAATGCAGTTAGTGGTAAAGATTTACAATTAAATGTTAATACAAGTGATACTAATGCTGTATCTGAAAAATGGATACCATTTCAATTTACAGGAATACAATTCGCAATTCGTAATGAATTAGTTGAATATAAATGCGAAGCAGTATGTCCGCAATCACAAGTACCGCATGATGTTAATGCTAAATTGCCGTTTAATGTTGAATTAAGTGGACAAACATTAACTGAATTATTAAAAGGTAAACCGACTATAGAACCTGAACATTATGCTTATGACATTGATGATGAAACTAATTTATTAGATGAAGCATATGAGAATGAAACTATTAATCCTACATTAACAACAGGACTAATTGAAGCTATTAATAATCATCAAACTAAATTATCGACACCTAAAAATCAAGGTGGAGAGGGAATATATGAATTCCCTAATATATATTCGTTGGAATTTGAAAAAGATAGCGGACTAGCTAAAGCTACCGTAGCATCAAGAAATAATGGTGGTGATTTTACTGATAAATCCAGAACTGCATTATTCAATAGAAAAAAAGCACAGAATTATTTAAACAAACACCAAAGTGTTGATATTAACAATAAATTATTCTCTATAAATGCCGGTACACCTATATCTAAAATATTGGATTTGATGGTACGCACAAGTTCATATATTACAGATCAATCCAGTGTGGTTTATGATGAAGTGAAGGGTACATATAAACCTAAAAAATCAGAAAAAATATTCCAATGGTATAAAATACGAACACAAGTTAAACCATATGCTTATGATAAAAAACGTGGTGATTATGCATATAAAGTATCTTATGTTATATCTAGATACCAAGTTAATAATACAGAATCAGGTTATTTCCCAATAGCTAATCAATATCGTGGAGTGCATAAAGCATATGATTATTGGTTTACTGGTAAGAATACGGAAGTAATAGATTTTCAACAAGATTATAATTACTTGTATTTCCAGACAATGGGAAAATCTATGCTAAATCCACCAAGGTTACAGCATAATGCAAGAAATGCTACTAAACGGTTTTATGAACCAGGTTCATCAGAATCTACACAAGGTACAAAAGGGGGACGTGGTGATGCAAGTGCTAATGCAGCTAGTATTTTATACAGTCCATCAGATACCGCACAAGCTAAATTAACAATATCGGGTGATCCTGATTGGTTTGCACAGAGTGAAGTATTTTATAGTCCAGGTAAAAGTATTATGGATGTTGGTTTAGGACCATGGATGCAAGATGGATCTGTGAATTATGATGCATCAGAAATATTGTTTAGTATAAATTATAATACAAATCAAGATTACAATTTATTAAATGGACTTGCTGAAGTCGGCAAAGATAATTATGGTAGAAACATTGGAAGTGGTATACCTGGAGAAAGTAGAATTAGTCTAGTATATCAAGCAACTACAATAACTACTAATTTAAGTAAAGGTAAATTTACTCAATCAATTGAAGGAGTATTCAGACAATTTCCATCAGTTGAAACAATCGAACGTGAGGAAGAAGAAATTAGAATGTATGCAAAATTAGCAGCAGAACGTGATTTAATATCAGATGATGGTGGATATTCTGCTGGTGAATCATTTATATGGGAAGAAAAAACATATGTTGTACCAGAACCAGAGAAAGATGAATAATGCCTGATAATTTAGGACAAATGAGTGGTAAAAGATCACAGGGATATCGCCTTGATGCTGGAGGTGTTGTTGCTGAAAGTGGTCCATTTATTGGTGAAGTAATGAATAATATAGACCCAACACATTCTGGTAGATTACAAGTTTATATTGAAACATTTGGAAATGTAAATAAAAATGATTCTTCTGGGTGGCGTACTGTAAGTTATATGACACCATTTTATGGTGAAACCCAACACTCAGGTACTACAAAAGGTGTTGGTACAAGCCCAGGCAATAGTCACACGTATGGAATGTGGTTTACTCCTCCTGATATCGGTGTAAAGGTAATGTGCTTCTTTATTAATGGTGATCCTAGTTATGGATATTATGTAGGATGTATACCTACTGATGGTATGAATAATATGATTCCAGCAATAGCCAATAATAAAACAGAGGTTAACAACGAAGATCAAGAAATATTTGAAGATCCTAAGTTTTATGAACAAGAAAAACCAACTCATACATCAATACACGCAACGATGCATCAGCAAGGGTTGGAAGATGATGATATTCGTGGACCAATAACATCATCTGCACAACGTGAAAGTCCTAGTAATGTGTATGGAGTTAGCACACCTGGAAGACCAGTTTATGCGGGTGGGTATGATGATGGCACGATAAAACCACAATTAGAATCTGGTGAATTAACGGATGAAGATGTAAAAGTTATTGGCAGACGCGGTGGACATACCTTTGTAATGGATGATGGTGATATTTCGGGTAATAGTCAACATATTCGTATTAGAACAAGTAAAGGACACCAAATTACAATGAGTGATGATGGGGATACTTTTTATATAACGCATGCTAATGGGCAATCATGGATTGAATTAGGGTATGAAGGAACAGTTGATATTTATAGTTCTAATAGTGTAAATGTTCGTACAGAAGGAAGTATTAATTTTCATGCAGAAGATGATATTAATATGTATGCTGGTAGAAATTTTAATATAAAAGGCAATAAATCAGTAACTATTGAATCACCATTAAAAATTGGTGTTAAAAGTGATGGTACAATTGCTACGGTATCAGGTGGCCAAACGACCACAAAAGCTGGTGGTAATTATGCTGTGGTTGCACCAAGAATTGATTGGCAAGATGCGCCAACTTTAGATGTTGCACCAATTCCTCCGACAAAATATGCTGATGTAAAATTTGATAAAAAATGGGTAGCGGATCCAGACAAGATTGAAAGTATAGTAACGAGGGCACCAACACATGAACCATATGAAGGACATGATGAAGGTATTGATGTTAGGAAAGAATTTCCACGAACTGATATAGATGAAGAAATAGTAAATATAATAAACAACGGTAAAGTACCGCCACCGAGATATTGATATGTATAAAGGATTTAGCACAATAAACAAACATAAAAAGTTCACATTAACAGATAAAGAACTTGTAGTTCGTAATTTATCTAATATGTTGAATATTAAAGAGGGTGAATTGCCTGGTAAGCCTGAGTATGGTACTACTATATGGAATTATTTATTTGAACCTAATACTGTTGATGTAGAACGCAGAGTTACAGCAGAAATTCAACGATTGATAGATTCTGATCCTAGAATTGAGTTAGAAAATATAAATTATCATTCACAGCATAATGGCATAGTATTATCATTAGATGTTCGGATATTGCCTGGTGTTGATGCTGAACGAATTTTAGTTTTATTTGATCAAGATTCTGGGGATGCAATAGTACGATGAATCTATATAATTTACACACAAACCCAGAAACATTATTATGACATGATAGAATTATATTTCCAGATGATGCATCGGAATTGCTATTACAAGGCAAATCAGTTGATAAGACAGTGATGGGTGATCTTGATCTTCGCAATGCATCAATACGTAAGTTACCTGATAATTTAACTGTTGAGGGTTATGTTAATCTTAGTTATTCAGCTATAGGATCTTTACCTGATAATTTAACTGTTGAGAATGTTTATTATCTTAGTGATACACCAATAATACACCAATAGAATATTTACCTGATAATATAACAGTGAATGGTCATCTTGATCTTCGTAATACACCGAATTTAGATAAAGACAATTTACCTAGTGATATGGTAGTTAAAGGTGAAATAATCTACTAAATACAATTATGTTATTAAATGAAATGTACGATGAAGCAATCCCTGGATATCAAAATGTAGAAGATGATGAAAGTAGAGTTACGAAAGATGACTTACGAAAGACTAGACTCACATTAAAACAGATTAATAAAATGCGTCAAATAAATGATGTAAGAAATATTGAATTTAAAGAGAAACTTCAAAAAGTACAACGCCAATATGCTACCCCAGCAGAAGCCCCACCGCAATTTTAAAATTCCTTCAATATCTTGATAATTTTGGTGTTTTTGGGTGTTTTTAATGCTTTATCTATGTATTTACTGTAAGTTATTGTAAATACATTTAACTAAAAAGGTACACCCAAATAATTTGTGGTGTCCATTAAAAACCACAAATTATAAAAGGAAATTAAAATGAATAAATTTGAGAAACTAATTGAATATGTAATCAATGATGAAGATGGTAAAGCTGCTGATCTTTTTCATGAAATCGTTGTAGAAAAAAGTCGTGATATTTATGAAGACTTAATGAAAGAAGATGATGTAAATGAAGAAGACGTTGAAGATGTTGAAGAAGAAGTAGAGTCGGATGAAATTACAGAAGATGATGATGAAATGGCATTTGGTGGTGAAGAAGAATTAGCATTAGATGACGAATCAGAAGAAGGCGAATTTGACATTGAAATGGGTGCAGAAGAAGGCGAAGCTGATGCAGAAGATTTAGAAGATCGTGTTGTTGATTTAGAAGATAAGTTAGACGAGCTAATGTCTGAGTTTGATGATTTAATGGCAGATGAAGAAGGTTCTGAATTCGGTGATGAAGATGAAATGACATTAGATATGGGTGATGAAGGCGAAGCTGAATTCGGTGATGAAGATGAAATGGCATTAGATATGGGTGATGAAGAGGAAGAATTTGAAGAATCAGCTAATCCTGGCTTTTTTGAAGGTGCAGCTTTAAAACCAGCACCAAAGCCAACTACATCAGAAGAAGGTTCAATTAATAAGAAAACAACTAATGCAGATAATGCAGGTGCTAAAGGCCAAACAAATGGTGCTAAACCAGTAAAAGCTGGATCAGCAGAAGAAAAAGGTCGTAAAGATCCAACAGTTGGTTCTTTAACTGATGCTAACACAGAAGCTAAACCTTTATCAAAGGTTTC